CAGTCCTACTGGGGAACGAATTGAAGTTCCTTTAAGCGGCAACCAATTACAAGCCCCAAGAGTAGAAGATTTTTTAACAGCCCCAGCAAATCCTGATGAAGGTTGGACTGCTACACAGCTTTTATCACCTGAACAACAACAACTTTTAGATTACCAAAATAAAGCCAGTTTAGGTCTTGGTGAATTAACTGGTAAAGGCTTAGGTTATGTCAACAAAATGTTGGAAACCCCGTTTGATACAAGCCAATTACCGACAACTGGTTTTAATCCCAGCCAAAGTTATCAAGATGCTTATATGCAACGCCTTAAACCGCAAATTGACCAAGGTCGTGAAGCATTAAGCACTCAATTAGCTAATCAGGGCATTCCCGTAGGTTCAGAAGCCTATAAACGGGCAATGATGAGCCAATCTCAGCGTGAGAATGATTTACTTTTAGGTGCAACTACACAAGGTTTTGGCATTGGCCAACAAGCCCGTCAACAAGGACTTCAAGAACAAGCCTATTTGCGTAACGAACCATTAAACACGCTAAACGCTGTTAGATCAGGAGCACAGGTTCAAGGCCCTAGTTTTGTAAATTCTGCTCAACAAGCAACGACAGGCGGTGCTGATTATTTAGGTGCGGCTCAGATGGGTTATAACGCACAAATGGGTGATTTTAATTCTAAACAAGCACAGCAAGCTAATTTTAACCAAGGTTTATTTAGTCTTGGCAGTGCGGCAATCATGGCATCTGACATTCGCATGAAAGAAAACATTGAAGTTATTGGCGTAGCTGAAAACGGCTTGACTGTGTACAAGTTTGAATACAAACCTGAATTCAAAGACCATGAATTAGCTGGTAAAGGCGTTCATTACGGCTATATGGCTCAAGAAGTAGAGCAAGTCTATCCTTACGCAGTTAAAACCTTAAATGACGGCTATAAAGTCGTAGATTACGGACTAATATGAACCCATATATTCTTCAAGGTCAGCCAATGCAAGATCAACAGGGTTTAATGCCTGTTTTTCAAAATATCGGTCAACAACAAGCTAACCAACAGGCGGCACTTGCACAGCAAAATCAGCAAGTTCAACAGGCTGGTCAAACGCAAAAACAAGGCGGCATGAATCCTTTAGCTATGGCTATGATGTTGCGTAATCAAAAACAACAACCGAAACTTGGCGAAACAACCAATATGTTTGGCAAAGTCATTCCTGATACTACTTACGGTGCTGGCAATGCTTACAGCAATATGACGCCAAACGAAATTAGCAATATGCAACAATACGGAGTTTAATATGGCCGCTGATATTGGAACTCTAACGCCCGAACAGATGTTGCAACAGCAACAGATTTTACGCCAGCAAAAAATGGCTGAAATGTTGATGCAACAACCAGCACCACAAGGTCAAATGATTGGTAATCGTTATGTTGCCCCGTCATTTACCCAAAACCTTGCTAACTTAGCAAATATGTATGTAGGTCAAAGAGCAATAGAAAAAGGTGACCAAGCCCAAATTGATTTAGCTAAAGCCATTCGTGAACAACAAAAAGTTGGATTAGCTGATTATTACCAAACACTAAAAGGCACTCCCGAAGTACAAGGTGGAATTTATAATCCACAAGGCCAAATTACCACAGAAACTACCCGTGATATGTATGGCCCTAACATGGAATTAAATGCTGGTTACAAAAAAGTAGCACCAGTAGCGGCACAGGCAGGCAATCCAATGTTAGCTAACATGACTGCTTCTATGGATGATCGTCTGCCAGCGTTTTTGCGTCAACACGCCATGACAGAATTGACAAAAGGGCCTAAATGGAAAGAAATGACCCTTGTTGACCCTCAAACTGGTAACAAAGTAGCTGGTTTGTACGATGAAGGAAACCCAAATCCTCGGTCTACTTGGACACCATTTGGGACTTCTTCTGAAGCAATTAGCCGTTCTGACATACTTACATTGCGTGACCGTGGTATTGCTGTTCCACAAGCAAATATGCCAAACACCAATGCTTCTATTTTGGGAGCACCTTCAGCAAACACACCAATAAATAATGTCCCCGTTGCTGGTAATACTCCTGTTACCCCTGTTGTTGCTGGAAACGCACCTTTAGCTGGCAATCAACCCGCTATAAAACCTGCTACAAATGTTCCACAAACTGATCTAGTTAAAGCATTTGGTTATGACCCATTTAAACCACCACCACCCCCTGCTGGATTGCCAAGTCCTGAAGCGGTTCGTGAGTTTAGAAAAGATCAATACAAACCATTAGAAGAAGGAAAAGCTAAAAAAGTAAATGGTGCGGCATATTATCAAGACGCTTTGGATAAATATGTGCAAGTAATTAACTCTGTAGATTTAAAAGATTTGGCTAATCCACAAGTTAGAAATCGCATAGATTCTGCATACAACACAGCTATGTTAACTGGTAAAAACGCATTTGATTTAGGCGTTTTAAACGGTGGTGATGAAAGAATTTTGAATAGTTTGCTTCCTAATTACAAAAATGTTTCACAATTATTGGTAACTAAACAAACAATCAAAGAGTTGGCTCAAGCTCAAAAAGAATATGGCACAGGAGTTATTCTTAAAGAGTATGGATCTGCCAATAAGCCTGTCCCTGAAATGTACAGAAAACACATTGTTGTTCCTAAATCTGTAACGCCTGATGTACCTGCTAAAAAGGGTGGTATTCCTGCTGGTATTGATCCAGCAATTTGGGCTGTAATGACACCACAGGAAAAATCGTTATGGCAATGACAATAGAGCAACAACAAGCATTGGCTATGGCTAACGCTCGTTTGCGTTTGTCACAAGCACAGCCTGAACAAGGCAATATGTTTACGCAAGGTGCTGAAGATATACAGTATGACCCTACAAGTGGATTGCCATTAACCACTTCTTCTTATGGTTCTGCACCTACTGGGTTTACAGATACTACTCGCAAAGCATTTTCAACTGTTGCTGGTTTGCCTATAAACATTGCTACTGGTGCGGCTAAATTACCTGCTGGACTTGTACAGGCTTATGACAAGTACTTAGGTGGTGGCACAACTGGCGACAATATGGTTAATACCATTAATCAAATTGAAGCTGGTACACAAGCTCAAGCTGGAGATATTGGTAAGCGTGTATTACAGGGCGGTAGCATAGCTGGTGAAGTTGCTCCTTATCTGATGTCCCCTGTAAAAGTGGGAGCACCTACTTTTTTAGAAGGCATGGTGGCTAAAGTTGCCCCTGAAGTTGCTAAATTTAGTACCCAAACAGGTAAATATGTTGATGACATTATTGGAGTTTTACCTAGTTTTGCACAAAAAGCGTTGCCAAGTTCCCAATTAGTGGGAAATGTAGCAAAAGGAACTGCAATTGGTGGTGCTACAGCAATGACTTCACCTGAAGAAGTTGGTTTAACACCTGAACAATTTGCTCAAGCTAAAGAAAACAAAATTAAAACAGGTATGACTATTGGTGCTGGATTGCCAATTGTAGGGAACACATTATCTACATTAAATACTGCTACTGGTTTAAATCTTGGTCGCAAATTAACTGAAACTCCATCCGCTGATGAATTGCTTGCTAAGTCTAAAAAATTGTTTGGCGAAGCAAAAGACATGGGCGTTGAAATAAACTCAACTAAATTTAGTCAAGACATGAGCAAAGTAGCCCGTGATCTTGAAAATGAAGGTTTTGATCGTGATTTATTTCCACGAATTCAAACTGTGTTGGATCGTTTGCAAGATACCACTACGGCAAAAGATTTAACCAAACTTCAAGCGTTGCGTAAGATGATTGCAACCATTCAGCGTTCAGATTCTTCTGAAGAACGAAAATTTGCAACCATGCTTAAGGGTGATTTTGATTATTACATGGCTAATTTGCCTGAACAAAAAATAGCAGGTGGCACAAAAGAAGCGTTAGATAAATGGAAAGAAGCTCGTAATACCTATGCTCAATTAAGCAAAGGTGATGTATTTGAAGCCATGCTTGAAAAAGCTAAAACACAGCGTAATGTATTAACTCAGTCAGGCGAAGAAAACGCTTTATTTAAAGAATTACGCAAATTGGCTGAAAATCCAAAGCGTATGCGTTTGTTTACACAAGCCGAGCAAGCTGAAATTAAAAAAGCCGCTGAAGGCGGTAATATTCAAAATGCAATGCGTTTTTTAGGAAGATTTACGCCTACAGGCCCAGTTAGCGGAATGTTTGCTGGTGGTGCTATATTGGCAAACCCTTCTCTTGCCATTCCGTTTGAAGTCGCTTCTGTGATGTCAAGGGCTGGTGCAACTAAAATGCGTAAAGATGATGTTAAAAAATTAGCGGCAATGATGAGAGCGGGAAAAATGCCTGAAATGGTATCTAATCCAAGATTTACACAAGATCAACGGGATTTAGCTAAATTATTATTGCTTCAAGGAACTGAAAGAGGTATGACAAATGAGTAGAAATGGATCGGGGGTCTACAATCTCCCAGCAGGTAACCCAGTAGTAACAGGCACAACTATTAGTTCTACTTGGGCTAATAACACGCTGACAGATATTTCAACAGCCCTTACAGGTTCAGTAGCGGCAGATGGTCAAACACCTATTACTGGAGCATTACAAATGGGTGGCAACAATATACAAAATGCTGGAACAGTCACGGCTGTTACTGGTATATTTGGTGGTTCATTTTAAGGAAAAATTATGGCTCAGACAGGCTACACTCCAATTTCGATTTACTATTCAGCTACGGCAACCAATGTACCTACGGCTGGTAATCTAGTCGCTGGCGAATTAGCCATTAACACGGCTGATGGCAAACTTTTCTACAAAGATTCTAGCGGTGTAGTACAAACTATCGCTGGTAAAGGCGGTGCTGGCGTAGCTGGTGGTTCTACTACCCAAGTCCAATATAACTCTAGTGGTTCATTGGCTGGTTCTGCCAATATGACATTTAGCGGAACAGCTTTAACTTTAGCTAATGATGCTTCTATATCAGGTCTTACCGTTGGGAAGGGTGGTGGTGCTGTTGCTAGTGCTACAGTAGTCGGTAATGGTGCTATGGCTGCAACAAATACTGGTACTTTTAATTCAGCTTTTGGTAATGTTGCTTCTGCTGGAAATACATCAGGAACAGAGAATACATCTATTGGTGCTTATGCTTTATATTCAAATACAACTGGAAGTTATAATACCGCAGTCGGTAAACAAGCATTAGCTTCAAATGTGTCAGGCGGTTCAAATACAGCAGTAGGAACTGAGGCTTTAATTTCTTCTACTGGTTCTTTTAATACAGCAATAGGTCGTTCAGCTTTAACTGGAAACACCACCGCATCTAACAATGTGGCAGTAGGCTATCAAGCTGGTTATGCTATTACAACTGGAATATATAATACCATTTTAGGAAGCCAAGATTCTACATCAACAACTGGTGATTACAATGTAAAAATTGGTCGTTTTGCAAACGCATCATCAAGTTCGGCAAGTTATTCTTTAATGATTAACACAGACAATACTGCTAGAACAGACAAAGGTAGTTCAAGTGGGTTTATTTTTGTTGGCGGTTCAATTTATCAAGGCAATAACTCTGCTACTTGGGCTATTACTTCTGATGCAAGACTCAAAAAGAATATTGTTGACAACAAAACAGGTCTTGATGCAATTAACGCAATTCAAGTGCGTAACTTTGAATACCGCACCGCAGATGAAATAACTGATTTGCCAAAAGACCAAGCTGTTGAAGTCAAAGGTATTCAATTAGGTGCTATTGCACAGGAAATTCAAGCAATATTGCCTGATTGCGTTAAAACAGAATCAACTGGTGTAATGTCAGTAGATACAACCAATTTAACTTGGTATTTGATTAACGCAGTAAAAGAACTTAATGCAAAAATAACCGCATTGGAGAATAAATAATGGTTGAATTAACTCAAGAACAAAAAGTAGCTAATGACTATTCTGCCGCAATGGATAGCGTAAACCTTCTATTGGCTGGCAAGCCTGAAAAGATGGATGATGCTGAATGGGCAGACTGCGTAGCTAGAAATAAAGAACACCTTGAAATTCAAATTGCTAAAGGTGACTACTACGCTGGACATGATTTAACTCCATTTACAAACGCATTGGCAGATTAATATGAACTTTACATTTACTTGGATATTAGATAAGTTTGGCTTTCAACCAAAGATTGAAACTTTTGACTTTCCTATTAAGTCTGAACCTGTTACTAAAAAAGCTACAACTGTTGATAAAAAACCAGCAGCCAAGAAACCAGCAGCTAAGAAAACTGTGCGAAAGAAATCATAATGCCTAGCCTAACCGACAAAGAAATAGAAGATATTGTTGAAAAAGTAACTGAAAGAGTTATTGAGAATGTTTATACCTCTGTCGGCAGGTCAGTTGTTACTAAGTTTTTTTGGTTTGTGGGTGTTGCAGCAATAGGTATTGTTACCTACCTTGCTGGCGTAGGTCATATTAAGGTGGGCTAAGAATGTGGCAGACCCATTCGGAATATCTGAAGGTGTCAAAAGCCTTACAGGAAGCCTTGAAGCAAGTAGAACCGCAAGCAAAGGCTTATCTGAATCTATTGAAAACATACAGCGAGATGGCCTTGATGTTGCTAACAAACAAGCCCAAGAAAGATTAAGGGCAAGGCGAGAAGCAGAGTTTAGGAAAGAAAAAGCATTAATCAAGGCTTTAGAATATTGGAAGCATAAGAAGCAAATAAGTGACGAAGAAGCCAAGCTAAAGATAGACTTTGTTAAAAAATACGGTGCAAAAGAGTGGGAAGCAGTCCTTAAAATTAAACTGGACATCGAGAATATGCAACGCAAAGATAATGAAGAATTCCAGCATGATTTAAAGGCAGTACGAAAAGTGCAAGTATGGTGTTTTATTGCCGCATTAGTTGTTACTTTATGGCTTAAATTTATCTTAGGAGCTTTTTAATGTTTCCATTAACTGCTTTACTTGATATTGGCGGCAAGATACTTGACAAGGTATTTCCTGATCCTGCACAGGCAGAACAAGCCAAACTTAAACTGCTAGAAATGCAACAAAATGGCGAACTAGCCCAAATCAACGCTGATATTGCAGAGCAACAAGAACTCACCAAACGCCAGCAGGCAGATATGGCTAGTGATAGCTGGCTAAGTAAAAACATCCGACCTTTGACCTTAATATTTATTTTAGTTTTTTATGTTGTATTTGCCATGATGAGTGCTGGCGGTATTGACACAAATCAAAAGTATGTAGAACTGCTAGGCCAGTGGGGGATGCTAATTATGTCATTTTACTTTGGCGGCAGAACTCTTGAGAAAATTATTGACATGAAGAATAAAAATGAATCTAAGTCCTAATTTCACGCTAGAAGAACTCACACACACCGATCACCGTCAGTTCGATAATACCCCCAACGAATCTGAAAGAGCCAACCTAGAGCGTTTAGCGGACTTTCTAGAGCAAGTTAAAGCGGTACTAGGTGGCAAGCCAATTATGGTTAATTCAGCGTTCCGTTCTAAACAAGTAAATGACGCAGTAGGCTCAAAAGACACATCACAGCATCGGATTGGTTGTGCGGCAGACATTCGTGTACCAAGCATGACCCCCGATGAAGTCGTTAAAGCGGTGATCGCATCGGGGATAGGATATGACCAACTTATTCGAGAATTTGACCGCTGGACACATATTAGTGTTCCTAGTGTTGCTGGCAGTAATCCTCGCAGACAGTCTTTAATTATTGATAAAACGGGTACTAGGGTTTACGCTTAAAACTGAGTAATCGGATTTAACCGCTTACGGTCATACCTATAGGAAGGGTGAGAACCGCCCTGTAGCGTTGCAAATTGAAATAACTCATCCTTATCCACCCAGCCCATAATATCGCCCCCAGCATCGTCTAAAACGATTAGGATGTAGAAATCGCAAGGACTTTTGCGGTGATATTCGGTAACATACACATCACCTTCTTTATTACGAGTAGATTTAACATCAATAGTCCTACCGCCTAAAGTTTTAAGATCGGCAGGGTTCTTCTTTTGATTAATAGAAAAGTCGGGCATTAAGTTTAAATACTTGGCTACCAAATACTCACCCTTAAACCCGTCTATATCCATTTCGTAAGGGTCTTGCTTGCTGACTTGCCTGTCAAAGTTAAACTGCATGGCGTTTTTCCTACGCATAGTACCGAAATACTCACATAGGAATAACTCATGCTTGGACAGGTCAACCCTCAAATCACATACCCGTGCATTAAATAGTTAGTACCAAACACAATGACACAGATCAGAATAGCTACTAAACCACCTTGAATAAACTCTTTCATGGCTATCTCCTATTGAAAAATACGGTAACGGGGGTTGCATGTAACTTCTACAGGTACATCACTCATAATGCCGTTAATTTTACGCTTGGCTGTAATGACTACGGGGCGTGTACCAGCATCTTCACATTCTGTAATGCCAAGAATGACTTGAGCACGGGTCATGTGATAAGCCTGTTTATCAGTTTCTAAGCTGACATTTGGTGGTTCAAAAGAACTACAGGCGGCTAGGGCAAATGGGGTTAAAAGTAATAGATATTTCATATTAATCCTTGATAAAAAAGTGTTTTGGGTAACCAGCAAAAACTTCAGAAGATTTCCAATCGGCAACAATGGCTTCTGCTTCTTCAATTGTTTTTGCGGTTGTACAGGTTTGACCGTGCGGAGTGCGTACATATACATAAAAGCCATTTGTTTTAGGCTCAATTTCGTATGTGGCCAAACCGTTATAAAAATCTTTGGAATGTGCGTATGCTGAATGTGCTCCAACATCTTCATTAGCGATACGGCTGTTGCGTTGTGCTGTAGTTTCTCTCATGTCTATCTCACCTTTAAAGGTAGCCCCCGTAGGGGCTGGTTATTATTCAATTACTTTTTTGTATTTTTTAATAAAACGCTTTAATGCTTGCACTTCTTTTTTTGCTTCTGTAGGGTCACCATCATCACCTATAAGCCACATATTTCTGATATGACCAGTTTCGTAGAAAGTATCAAGCACATATTTTGCTTCATCGTATATATACCAATCTTCGGCATCTTCAATTTCAATGCCATCGTCACCGCAAATGTTTTCAAGCGAATAATGCAATTCGTATATGTTAATTGCATCTTTAACAATTGATCTTGTTGTATCAATTTTTTTAATAACTAACATTTGTTGCTCCTTTTTCTATCTCACTTCCCAATGAAGTAATACCAGTATATTAAGTTAGCTTAACATTGTCAAGACATTTTATCTAAGGAAAACCCTAAGATGCAAAAAAACAACAGGGCAGTATTTGGCAGTTACTATCTGTTAGGTGGAAAGCCGCAAAAACCCTAACTTACTGCATCCTACTATGGCGGCTTAACGCCCTAAAAAGTTGGGGTACTCACAAGCCTGTATGTGAAGCATTTTTGCTTTCCCCCGTTCCCGTGAAGGATTAAAGATTGTTCTTGATCTGATAGACCCTTAACAAATGCTGGAAGCACTCCCAACTCTTTTGAAGCTGGGGTTCTTCTACTTCTATCAATTTTACTTGATTAGTTGTTCCGTTAACAAATACGATAGCACACCGTGCAGAAGGCAAAGATAGTCCTTCGCGGTAGGCCGCTAACTGCATTTCATGTTCAAAATATACATCAACTTTATCAAGGTCTGTGTCTTTTGTTTTGAAATCCACTATGAAGCCAGTACCCTTACCGTTGACTGGTTTAGCCATCAGGTCGCACTTGCCACCAAACCCTAGATGATGTCCAAATGAACGCTCTGCCAGCCAAGGTTGCTCTCCAAACGCATCTTTGAGCACCTTGTCAATCTCATCAAGGTAGGCTGGTTTTTCAGGCAAATACATCTGCTCAAAGTAACCTTCAATAACCGCATGAATCGCAGTACCCCGTTCTGCCGCTTCTTTGCCAGTAGCACGGCTATCTTGCATGACACGCTTAAGCCATTCCTGTTCAGGTTCGTTGGTTTCTCTTGGTAGTGTTAAGGCGGCTAAGAGGACTTGTTGTTGCTTCCATGTATCAAGACCTGCTTTTGATAGTTGTCCGTTAATTGTCGTAACACTTGGCAAAAGTCCTTCTTTTCGTGCATCCCGAAGCGTTGTTGGTCGCTCGCCAGTTTTGCCGATGGTTGTATAGGCTGGAGTGCCGTCTTTTGTGTACCAATGACCATTTTGCTCTACCTTTTCTTTAACTATCATAATCAGAAAGGAATATCGTCAAGGTTAGTATCTTCAACTTTTGGCTCATTAGCTTCACGCTGTTTTTGACCACGCCATTCAGATGATTCTGTAATCTTTTCTTTGTAGTATTTTGGTAAACCGTCATATTTAGCTTGGTCAAATTCAGCTAACCAAAAATGCAAACAAGGGTTGATACCTGCTGGTTGGGCGTTACGCAAGGCAGATGGCACAGGACTGATACCGTTGATATTGGCGTATTTGCCATCTTCTGAGTGGGTAATATTGACCATACAGAACTTGTCTAGTAAGTTACGCAAATCAAACTTCTTGCGATCTTCAGGGGTCATTTTTTTGTTAGACCATGCTTCTAGGTCTTGACGCAATCTAGCTTGGTCACCAAGACTAACTGTATAACGCTTAGACACAATCAAAGGTTTACCGTCATCTGTTTTTAATGGCTGGTCTTGGTCATCATTACCGTGCAGTTCCCAAGTCAATACAACCTTGTGCATGATTTTTGTTTCGCCAGCCCATTCAGTAGCTTGGTGGCCTAAATCAATGACAGAGTACAAACGAGCCATGTGTAACCCTGCTGGGGCTATTTTAAATTCTTTACTGTTATCTGAAATAATCATTTTTCTTCCTTTTCAAAATCATTTTCATCAATATATCGTTCATAAAACTTTGGTAATTTCCATACAACGCCTTCACAATCTTCCATATAACATCCATCGTCATAATTTTTTTTTGCAATTTCAATGGCTTTTTTTAAAGAAGTTGTTTGAATGATGTCTTGAATTTCGTAAGTTGTGACAATGCCAATTTTGTAAAATTTCATCATTAACTATTCCTAAAAATTTTGGAAAAGTCATCAAAAACTGCTTGTAATACGGGGTTTTTTTGTACTGGTGATGGCAAGCCACACGCATAGCGTAGGTCACCTATCTCATCTGCTGTAATAAATACCCCATCCTCGAGGTCTTTAAAGATGCGTTCCAAATGTTGTTGGAAGCTGTGAAAGTCTTGATCTTGCTCACTCATACGAGTTCTCCTAATTAACACGGCATATACCGTACTTAGATATTAAGCTAACTTAAAACATAAAGCAACACTTTATTTGCAAATTGTTGTAAAAATGTTAAGATAGCTTATGGATAAAATATCATCAACAGCAATGATTCGACTTTTAGGTGGTTGTACACGGGTATCTAAGATGGTCAATGTGTCCGTTCCAGCCGTATCTATGTGGCAAAACGGGGACATTCCTTACGATAAGCTGGTGATCCTTGCCGCCACCCTAGAAAAAGAATCACATGGGCTAATTACCCGTAAAAACTTGTTTCCTAAAAATTACAAACTAATTTGGCCTGAACTTGAATAACATTACCCTTTGCTGTATTGATTCGGTACAGCCTGACAAGGCTAAAAAAGCAATGGACAGGTGCAAAGAATACTTTGATTTTGGCGGTGAAATCTTTATAACTGACCCCCAAATCAATAGCCGCCAAGCGTATAGCAAATTTATCCTTCAAGAACTGCATAAATACATTCATACGGACTTTGTTTTAATTGTCCAATGGGATGGGTGGGTAATTGATGCAAACGCCTGGAAGCCCGAATTTTTA